CGGCTGGACCCCTCTCCCCTGCAGGACCTGCAGGACCGGCTGGACCCCTCTCACCTGCAGGACCGGCTGGACCGGGCGGGCCTTCCACAGGCTTAGGAACCATGCCCCCCGCCCCGGCGGCACCAGCACGGACACTAGTAGTCAAATCCACGCGCCCGCCTGTCAAAACGGAAACCGTACCCGCTGGGAACTCAACATAATTCCCATACTCGTCGTACAGCTCAGCCTTCACCCCGTACACCCACTCAGACGGTGAAAGACCATCCTGCGGTGCCAACAGCTGAACGCCCTCAGAGCCGCCCGCCGGGGCGTCCATCAGAACACCACCAACCACGTAACCCACACGCTCAACCGGGGCGTATACAGCGCCGCCGCCAACAGCCGTAACCGTAGGCGTGAAAACCACCCGGCCGGTCATCGGCACCGGTGCACCAGCCCGCCCCTGCTGAGTATTAAACCGCGCGAAAACCTCACCGTACCGGGGCGGCACAAAAGAATCAGACATCACTAACCCCTACCGCTACTGTGGTTTAGCGGCCTCCAGGGCCGCCACCCGCTTAACCAAGCTCTCAAGCGTCCCACCGGGGCGCGTAGAGAACTCGAACTTATCTACCTGCACGTACACGTTATCGCCCTGCGGCGACTTGTCTACACGAACCGGCGCGGCGTAACCAGCCGGGGCGGCAACATCAATAGAACGGCAACCCTGTATCAGCAGACCCTTATACCACGTCTCAACGTAGTAAGACCATTTCGCGCCGGTGCCCCGGTTACCAACCTTCTGAGACAAGCACCCGATAAGAACCGTACCGTCAGTGCCTTCATTCGCAATGTAGAAATCCGCTGCGTCACCCTCAGTAGCCGGGGTATGCACCGTATCCTTATACGAGGAAGACTCAGCACGGCACCCGATAAGCTGGTTTTGCCCCCACCGGATAAGGAACCCGTGCCCGCCGTTCTCTTGCGCAAGGCACCCCGTGAAAATACACTTGGTGCCCTTAACGTAGAACCCAGCCCCGGCTTTCTGCCTCTCACGGTCAAGAGTCTTAGGCGCACCACCCGTATTATCGGCACCCGCCGGGGCGTCTATCGGTTGCCCGTACAATTCCGGCCACCTAGTGTTACGGTGCGTGTACCAAACCCGGGCGTTCACAAACGCGCACTGGGAGGTATAAATCTCCACGCCCGCGTAGTTCAGGTTCCCTTGGTTCGCGCCGCCAACATTCAAACCGAAAAACTGGTTATCCGCGCCGCCTGGCCCACCGGGCACTTTAGCCTCCAGCTCCGGGTGCCCGTCGGGCTTTCCAACGACAAGCCCGGCCTGTGCGCAGTTCCTAATTTTCAGGTTCCACACGTCCATAGCCTGGTCGTCCCTACCGAGGATGGCAACACCCGTTTCCATGTCCCACACGGTGATATTGTTTAGTGTGGGCGCGGCATCAGGTTCAACCGGGTTATCGCCCAAATCAGTATTCAACAGGACACCGCACAGGCGAATAATATACGACTTGTGGCCGCGCGCGGCTTCACGCGCACGAATCATCAGGTTAGAAACACCGAAATGAATTAGCGTAGGGTCTTGCGCCCGCTCAGCCCACGTACCAGTATGGAAAACGCCGGTCTTCGTACCCGTCATGCCGCGCTCAGAGGCGACAATCTGTGTGGCGCGTCCATCCCCCACAACCTGCACGTTGCCCTTAAGAGAAATGAACGGGAACGAAACCACGTACACACCCGCCGGGATGCGCACCGTACCGCCACCCGCCGCGTAAGCCTTATCGATAGCAGACTGGATAGCGTTAGTCGAATCCCGCTTACCCGTAGGGTCTGCACCGAAATCAGGTGAACACACGTCGTAGGTTACGCCGGTCTGCACCGCCCGCGCAGCATCCAGTCCCCGGCCCGTGAAACGCCCCTCAGTCAAGACAGGAACAGTAGTTTTAGCCATGTCTAGGCTCCAATCTTCTCAAACGAAACCGTGCCGTCGCCATTATCGGTGAACCCCACACCACCCGGCGCGGGAGAAGGGGCCGGGCCTGGTAGCTGCGACGCGCCGGGCGCACCCGACGATATAGACGCAAGCGACATGCCCCCCGTGGTAACAATAGCCCGCTGAGCATCACGAAGAAAAACCAAGTCATCCAACGAAACAACCCTATACCCCGCAGGCGGCACATCAACCACCAGCACAGGCAAATCCAGGCGCAGCAGCCCCTCAGAATCAAAAACCATCGGCACCAGCGCGTACCGGACAACCCCGCCCACTACACCTGGTAAAACAATATCGGCGAAAACGCCCCGGTTAATCGGGTGACTAGACCCCTCAGCGGGCGCGCCCGCCGGGTGTGATAACGTCACAACCCGAACCTTACCTGTAAGCTCACCCCAACGAAGAGACGATTTAACAGTAACAGCCACAGAAAACCACCCTTAAGCAGACGTTGTATAAATCTTATTGGCGACCCACGAAATAGATGGAACATGCAGGTACCCGCCCTGGTTGATATTCACCCGTGCACCATCGCGGCTAATCAAAGACAACGTACCGTCATAAAACGACACACGCCCCGTCATGTGGTGGATACCCCGGCCCGTGTCATAGACAACGGGCATCATAAGTTCTGAATACTGCACGGTGCGTAAGCGCTCAGGGATAAAATACCCCAAAACGTTCCAATCCCCACCCACTGCATAATCAAACGCCGAACGTTTGAAAACGAGGGAGCACTCAATCTTGAAACCCTCAGGAACCGGCGTAGCCCAAAAACCATACTGGTTCGGACTCCTATCCGATTTTTCCCAGCCGGGCATATTCAACGGCGCAACCGACGTGGTACCCAACACATGCGCCCACTTAGCCCCGTCTTCACCATTCACCAGCGAAGCACGGTACAGCGCACGTTCCTTGTTCACATACGCCATAGTACCGAAAACCTGCTGATTGGCGGGCGGCAACGAAACAGCTTCCTGCATGTCAATCATAGGCGCGATACGCTGAGAATAAAACCGCTTCTTAGCCTGCGAAAGAACCTGAGACGGCTCCCTATCAACCTCAACCAGCACCACGTGCTTCTTACCACCCGTATTATCCAGCGCGTTCGTGTAAGCACCGATACTAACCGGCGTGGAATCAGCCTTAGCCGGGTCAAACGTCAAAGTCACAATATACGTGGTCTTCTTAGTCACCGGCGGCAACGAAACCCGAACCGCCCGGTACAAGTGATGATAGAAACCAGCAACAATAGCGTGCGCATACCCAGAACCCGCCGGGGGTGAAACTATACACTGGTCTAACGCATCATCGAACGTGACACGATAATTACCGGTACCTTCATCCAACGTACCGTTACCAATACCGAGAGTAACAGAGGCCCATTCCTCAGCAGTCAGCGGCGCATTCACCTTAGGGAAACTAACTTGTGCCTCATTAGCCATGCTAACAGTCTCCTAGATAGTCGAAATGTGCGAAATATCAGTGAACAACTTGCGCATCCGCACATCACGCAAATTATCATCAACCGCGCCCAAAGTCAGCGAAACAGAACGATTCTGGTAACCATCCCACTCAACCTTAGCCTGAGTAACAGGGAGCGTAGCACGCACGCCAGGGGCGAGAACAGCAGTCACCAAATCCCCAATCTGGAAATCCCTGCCGAACTTCAAACGCTCAGTCTCACGAAACTCAAGTTTAAGCGTTTGCTCAGCTTCGCCCTTAGTCAGCTCTTCGTTCGCGGCCTTCTCCAAATCAGCGGCTTCATCAGTATCGCGCCGGTCTTTAAAGACCTCAATACGCCTACCCCACTCATTAGCCCGCGTCCTAGATTCAAGAGTACGGTTCGCACCCTCACCCTGCCCGCCAACAACAACAGTGGTAGCCGTTGGCGCGCTATGCGACAACTCCCAGCCAAGGACTTCACCGCCCTGAGGGGTGAACACCACGGACTTAGCGCGAACCGTGGGTTTACGCACACGAATCATATACCCCTTCTGCGCGGGTACGGACTCTAGCACCACATCCCCGGCGGTAGCCAAATCCTGACAAACCACCAGCAGGTTCCTCAACCGCGTTTCAACAGAGACTTCTTTACCAACATCCTCATAACGGACGGTGAGGCCGGGTGCCCGCCGGTCTGGGAGCGCACCCATACCGGCGTTCATCTCAATTAGAGCGCCAATCACCCGGCCCGCTGAAGCGCGGGCGCGGTAGTGCGAAACATCTTGTTCTTTCTCGCCACGCCCCGGATTGGGGTACGTTACCCGGTCTGCGAGGGTCTGCAAGTCACCGACGCCGGTAAGCACCCACTCCGTGATACCTTTTTCACTCTTACGGTGGATTTTCGTGAAATCCCCCGCAAACTCAATCCCAGTATCACGGCCGACCAGTCCCCACGCCGGGGATATGCGGTCAAAAAACCGCTCCGAAAACGGGTCAAGCGTACCCGTAAAAGTGGTGGGCGTGTTCAGACGGAAAACCGCCGCGAACTTCGTAAAACGCACCTGCCTAGACAGGTTCTTAGACGGGTCACGCAAAAAAGTAGAAATCACAACGGCCTACCCCTCATACCCACTCAAATAAAGCGGCGTGTAAGACAACTCAATGCGAGAATTAGCGGTCATACCCGAACCAGAGACCCGAATACTAGACTCACCCGGCGGTAACTGGAACATCTCAGACCCCTCACCCAGCCGGGCATAAAGGCTATCCTCCGACGGCTGAATAACCCCACCACGAACATACGACAAGCCGTAATTGCCCGTGTCAATCGTGAGTGAATCCCCCGGCGCGATAGAACCAGAGAAACCAAGCATGTTATTGTTACCATCCTGAATTTTCAAGTCAGTGATAGGGCCGTGCACAGACCAAACCGGCGAAACCGGCCTGTCCGAGTAAATCATCACGCGCTTACCCGTAGCAACCGCCGACGCATCCAGAATAACCGGGAAAAACTTGTGCGTCTTCACCTGCTCACCACCCGAAATGAACGGCTTGGAATTGGTCTGTGTCTGCCACACAAAAACCTCAGGATACCCCTGCCAATACGGCGAAAGAGCCACGAACTTCAGACCGAACGTGTACCAATACTTGCGATAAGACGAACCAAAGTTACCCTGCAAACCCTCTTTATAAAGGACGGGTATACGCCGAGTGTCCTTATATTCCGGGGTTATCTCCAGGATGCACCCGCCCGCGCCGGGGCGAACCAGCCTCTGCAACGCGGCCCATGACCGCATCACTTCTCCTTGGTCCGCCCCCTGGATATGGAGCGGTAGATAAATTTCACGCTCCTTGACGCGGGTGCCCTGCAACACCGAACCGACCCCGCCGGGGTGCTCTGAGGTTTTGTAATCAAACTCTGGGATGCCAAACCCCTCAACACCCTCAAGAAGGGTGTAAGGGGTTTGGCCGTTAGAGAACAGGATGATAGGCTCTTCATCGCCCGCCGGGTCGACTAGACGGACAATTGGTGCTTTATTAGCCATATGCTAGTGCCTCTTCCTGCCTACGGCGGCGCTCAATCTCACGGGCCACTTCCTCAGCGCTATAGCCTTGGACGGTACCAATCGTAATACCCCGATTCTGTATCTTGCCGCTGTTCTCAGCAATCCGGTACATCTTCTCCCACTGAGAGGATGTAAGAACATAATCTGGGTCTTTACGTTGGTGGTCGATAACCTGCACACCCTTACGGATAACCCCGCCCTTGTCAAACAGATAGGGCTTGACACGCCCCCCGTCGTGGTACCCGTGCCCATGCCCGATAACACCGAGCATATCCGAGTAGCCATAGCGGGCTTTCGCGTACCTCATGCCGGCAACCAAGTTCGCCAACGGGTCTAACCTGTTGTTCGGTAGCGACGGGTCACGGAACGCCGCGAACGTAGAACCAATCACCTGCACCAGACCCATAGCAAGGTCACCAGTAATCGTGTTAATGTCCACATACCCACTCTGAGTAACGTTCGGGTCGCCGTTCGACTCAGACTGAATCTGAGACAACCAGGCATTCACATAAGGCTCTGACGTGGGCAAACCAGCGATACCGAGCGCCTGCACAACCGTATCCCGCCAACGCATCACGCCGCCGTTAGAATCCGCAACAGGAACCGCGCTACCACCAGACTCATTCTTACCCTTAAGAGTATCCTTCACCCAATTAGCCGCGCCGTCAATAATCGTAAACGCACCGCCGCGCATCAGCTCACCAGGGAAACCAAGGAACTTAGTCGTAATACTGTCAATAACACCCTTCAACGGCTCAATCACAGTATCAAGAACCTTGCCCGCCGCCGAGCCAACAAACTCTTTACCGGCCTTCCACAGGTCGCCGCTAAGCACAGCCCCGCCAACAGCAGAAACCAGCCCGCCATCGGCGTAACCGCCCATACCGCGTGGTAGCTTACCGGTGCGGTTAATGTAGTCGAGCACGCCGGGGTTCTCTTGCTCAAACCGCCGCCGTGAAGACTTCTTCACCACGAACTCATCGGCGTGAACAATACCCGCCGGCTGATACTTGTCACCCGGCCCAGTCCAACCACCAGTCGCCCAACCCGAAAGGTCAATCGTAGGCAGCTTATCAATGTGGAACTTATCCGCAAGGTCATTGAAATGACGGATAAAACCATCATTCACAACCGTCTGCAAAACAAACTTCACAGGGGCCTTAACAACATCCTGGATAGCCTTCCAGGCGTTTTCAATAGCCTTAACGGCGTTATCGAAAGCACGCGGTATCTTATTCGTCACCCAATCAGTCAGGGTATCGAATACGGGCTTAATCCACTGTTCCCAGCCGGTTTTAATGACGTTCGAGATAGAATCCCACGCCGGTTTAATCCAATTATCGAAAAGATAACGGAAGGATTTACCGAGCGTGTCAATCGCCGCGTTAAACGCTGGAAGAATATTACTCTGGAACCAGTTATAAACCGCATCAATCGCATTGCGGATTTGCGTCCACACCGGATTAATGAAATTGTCATAAAGCCAGCGGAACGCATCACCAAACACCTTGAGGGCTAAATCCCACGCCGGTTTAATATACGCATTCCACCAGTCAATAACAGACTGAATAACCCGCTGAATACTATCCCAGACCGGCTTAATGACATTATCATAAACCCACCGGAACGCGTCGCCGTATATCCTTAGCGCCGTGTTCCACGCGGGAACCAGAACATTATTCCACCAATCCAACACAGCTTGAATAGCCGATTGAATCCAATTCCAGACGGGCTTAATAACATTCTCATACAGCCAGGTGAACATTTCACCATATGTTTTCATGGCGAAATTCCACGCCGGAATAAAAGTATTGTTCCACCAATCAAGAAGGAACTGAATAGCGCCCTGAATCAAATTCCACGCCGGTTTAACCCAATTCTCGTACAACCAAGTGAAGAACTGTCCGAGCAACTGAATATTAGCCTGGAAAGCAGGGATGTAGTAGCTAATGAACCAGTCAATAACACCCTTAATCACATCGACAATCACCTGCCAGACGGGCTTAATAATGCTCTCGTAGAGCCAGCCGAACACCGGCGCAAGAACATTCTGAATAGCCCAAACAACCCCATCCCACAGCGTGAGAAGAACCGCTAGAACAACTGCGATAGCGGTTTTAATGCCCGTCCACACCGGAATAACAATAGTTTCATAGAACCAAGTGAAAACGGCGGCAACAACCTCAATAGCAGCCTTCACAAAAGTGGCGATACCATTAAACACTGGCTGGATAATATTCTCATACAACCAACGGAAAATCTCACCATAAATGCGGAAAGCCTCTTGCACACGCGGCACATACACATTAACAAACCAGTCAATGAAAGCGCCGATAAGCTGCATAATGAAATCCCACGCCGGTTTAACGTAGTCATTCCACAAACCCATGAAAAAATTGCCAAGGGCCTGCAAACCAGCAACAATAATCGGTACAACATTGTTATTGAACCAGTCCACGAAATTACGGATAACGTCGCTAATGAAATTAAACACCGCATCCACAATACCCTTGAACCAATCCAAGTTATTGTACGCAAGAATCAGTGCACCAATAATCAGACCGAAAATACCAATCCAGCCCCACGTCGCCAACGTAAGACCGAACATAGTAGTAGTCTGAATAGCAGTAATAGCCTGCCAGGCCGTAGTCGTTGCGGTCGCCAAAGCCATAGCCAACTGCCACGCCTTAAACGCACCAACCGCAATAAGAATACCCTCAGCGAAAGGCCCCCAAATATCAATGTTGTTAGCGACGAAACCGATAATCTTACCAATGTTCTCCCCCAAATCATGGAGGAACTGGTTAGTACTATCATCTGGCTGGATACCCACCAGCCCATCGAAAACATCCTTGATACCCTTACCGACGTCCCGCATGATGGGGTAAACGTCATCACGAAGAACAGGAAGAATGCTATCAATAAAATAGGCTTTTATCTTCTCATACAGGTTCCGCATGGCGAACGCAAGCTGTTCCATCCAGCCCGCGAAACCGTCACTGGTAACCGTGCCGTCGAACGCCTGCCAGGCCGCCACGAACGCCTTTACACCACCAGCCAGGGTGCCAAACGCGGGCAACAACCGGCCCGCAATGAACCCAACAATAGCAGACGCGATAGGCAGGAACGCTTCACCCATAGTCGCTGATAAATCAGCCCATTGAGCTTTAAGAACCTGAGTCTTATGCTGAAAAGTATCCGACTCACGCGCGAAATTACCTTGCGCGTCTGCGCTCTGTTTGAACAAGAGTGACTGCGTAATAAGCTGCTTCTGCTGAGTATCGAAAGCCCCGCCGGTTTTCTGAATACCAAGCCTAAGGCCCTCTTGAGTCAAGGCCGCGTCGTTTAGACTGATACCGTAGCGTTCGATAGGGTCCATTTCGCCGCGCAACGCCGCCGAAATAGCCTCAATCGCCTCAGCCGTAGTGCCCCCATACATTGAAGCGAGGTCTGCACCAAGCTTGATAAGGTCATTCGTCTTGCCACCCAGCTCAGTCATCGGCGTACCGGCGTTCTTAAGCATCGAACCAAGAACCGATGCAAAGCTGTTGTACTCATTCTTGGAGATACCAACCGCGCTAGACGCCGAATCAGCCCACGAATGCATCTGTGCCGCTGAACCCTTAAACACCGCGTCCACGGCACCAACGGACTGCTCCAGGTCGCCCGCCTCTTTAACAAAATTCTTTGTCAAAGCGGTGACCTGCTGGATACCAGCGTAAGCGAGAGCGGCACCAGCAACAGCCTTGAACGCGCCCGCGAACTTACTACCGGCCTCATGGCCCCCGCGCTCAGCATGAGACGCGGCACCAGAAAACAGCCCCTTGAACGAGCCAGAGACCTTAGCCTTCAACCCGCCAAGCGCACCAGCGAACCGGCTAGAAGCCGCCTCACCCTCAGACCCCGCCACGGATGATGTGCCGCGAAACGCGCCGGTGAGCGAACCCTTAATGCTAGAACCCGCGCGGGCCGCCCCCGCAGAAACCGTACTAAACGCGCTAGAGAAATTCCCACGGAACGCATCAGCCGCCACAGAACCAACACCACTGAAAGCGTTACGGGTAGCCCCGGCGGCCCGGCCCGCGCCGGTCGCCACCGTGTCATACGCGCCACGGGCCGCCCCCGCGAACCGCGAAAACACGCCGGGGGCGAGACCCGCATCAGACACTATACGCTTCATGGCGTTAGACGCCGTATTAGCTGGTGCGAACAGCGCACTATTCGCGGTCTGAGTAGCAGACGCCAAAGCAGACTGCGCAGACTTCAACGCCTCATTATGCGCAAGAATTTGCGAAACCCCGCGCCGGGAAACCTCAGTATACTTTGCGCGTGCAGAGGTTAAACGGTCTTGCGCCGCCAAAATCTGAGACTCAGACGCGTTACCGCGCGCCTTCACCTCAGCAAGCCGGGCCTCAGCAATCTCAACTTTACGAGCCGCCGCCTCACGGTCTTTAGCCGCCTTAGCGGTAGCCGCCGCGAGTTTCTTCTCAGATGCCTCTACCTTATCGTGAAGGCCCGTAATATTCTCGCCGGGGCGGGCCGCCGCGAGACCCTGCTTAATGTTCTCGCCGATATTACGGCCTGTCGCCGCCGCGAAACGCTCAGACGCTTTCAACTCAGCCGCGATTTGCTTAGACAAACCACGAGTCTCAGCGGCAAGCGTGATATACGCGGTAGCTAACTCAACCGAGGCACCCATAGGCCCACCCTTCTTTAAGAATTACCGTGTCAGAACAGCAGAGAAATCAACGCCCGCGTACTCACTCAAAAGCGAATCAACAACGCGGGCATCCTCAGGCTTACCTACCCGGTGGGATTCAACAACCTCACGTTCCTCATAAGGCCGCCGTATACGTTTCGGAAAATCAGAGCGCTTAGCACCAGACGCATTACCCCGCTGAACATTACCAGTAGCCAGCAACTCAACCACAGTAACAATTTCGTCATAGCCGGGGATACCCCAAATCCAATTTTGGGGGTTCATCGCCCTCTGCAACGGCCCCCACGCCGGGGCGCACGAAAGAACCGAAATCGCTTCATCCCACGTGCGCCCCTCACCAAGCTCACACCACCTAATCCCAGCGAGTGCAAGCTCAGCAATAACCGCTTCAGTATAGCGGTCATAAAGCTCAATGGTCGCTATGATTTTGGGAGGGTCGCCACCTGCCCGGCACCCCACGCATCCATAAACTCACGCGTCTCTTCACCATCCAGAGCCGCGAACGCCTCAATCTCTTCCTCAGTCACGCCAGCATCACGCAACCAATCGTAGAGCACCCGGAATTTACCTTCATCCAGCGCCATAGCGATTTTCTGGGAAAGGTGCTTAGTAGCAGGGAGCACAAACGACTCTTCATAGATGGGAGTAGTAAACTCAACCATCTCATAGCGCTTGACACCCTTACGGGTGAAAGTCTTCTTTTTGGCCTTATTCTTAGCCATAATTTCGGCTCCTATCGTGTATAAACATTCGGCTCATAGGGTGGTGTAGCCCACCCCCGGCGAGAGCCGAACCGCGCCGGGGGTGGGAAAACAAAAGCGACTAAACGCCCAACGCCTGCTTAGTCTCCGCAAGCTTTTCAGCCAAAACAGTATCCTGATACTCGTAGGCGTTGTTATCCGAGGAATCAGGAAGCGCTTCAATAGTCACTTCATACTGAATAACCGACGAGTGAGCAAACTTCACATCACCAGAAACAGAAATCTGCCCAATCGGAATAACCTCACGAATGAACGTATTCTCATCCAGCATTTCCAGGGTGTACGAAGCGCGCGGCGCGGGCTTAGAATTAATCTTCACCGCAACCTTGCCGTTATGCTTACCAGCCTCAGGCGGGGTAATAGTCACATTCTCTTCACCCACAATGCTCTTGAGAGTGGTAGCCGAGGCGGCTTCCATGTAGCTAAACTTGTAGCTCACAGAGAAATCCGAGCGAACAACCTTAACAACCTGTCCACCCCACGCTTTAATCTTGTCATCGCTGGCATCGGTAGTACGGGTAACCCCATCCTCACCGATAAAACCCTGCGGAGTAAACGCGGCGTTCAGTTTAGTAGTCGCATCATTAGGGAGCGGCGTACCAATAGGTGCACGAGTAACCCCGCCGGTCGCCTTAAGGGGCTTACCCGTGAGAATCGCGGCAACGCCCGATAATGCATCAGCCATATTTAGGCTCCAATCTATTTAGTGGACGGGCGCAACCACGCCCTAAAGGAAAATTCATAGGCCGGTATGCGCCTATCAGCTTCAGGACTCCACTTAGGGAAATCCTTACCATCCTGGATAACCACGGACGAATCGACGCTCTCCCAGGCGTTCATCAAATCATGCACGCGCCCCGCCAACGTTTCGCATGTTTCACGTGAAACACCGCGAACATCAAAATGCAGAAACGCATCAAGAAAAACACCCTGGTAAAGCACCCGCGAACCAACGTCTTTGATAATCACGCACGGTTCGCGGTAATCATAGGCATCCGAGTCCGGTTCATCCAGGAAAACCGGCGCATCCAGCCGGGGCGACAGGTACGCCCGCGCCGTAACCGTAGGGTCTGGGAAAGACATTACGCACCCTTCCTAATATTCTTCAGCAAGGTTTGCCGATTACGGTTATCACGGGCCGCGTGCCCGGTCGCCATCACGGAGACCGCGCCACGCGGCTTCTCCAAAACAAGGTCAGTAACCTTATACCCGGTGACACGCCCACCCTGGGAACACGCATCAGCTATACGCTTAGCCCGCTCTTCAAGGTCTGCACGCACCGCCGGGGATTCACGCAACTGGCGTAAGGCTTCCTTATTAAACTTAATCTTCATAACGTGTGTCCTTAGCCACGGCGAACCTTCAACCGAACCTCAGTGCGAAACGCCGCCCCCGTAAAAGCGTTAGTAACACCCCAACCAACGCCCTCAGGAACGCACTCAACCCCAACACCAAGCCGGGGGTGCGTAATCGTGAACTTATCCTCAGCCGCCACCGCAAACGACGGCGGCAAAAACAACGTCACATCCGCCGCCGGGCGCACCGTAACCCCATCCTGCGAAACCTCACCGGAGGGAACATCCAGGATAAAATCACCGACCGTAACCGGCGCATCCCACACACGGGCGGGCTTACCGTACCTATCAACCGCGCCGGTCAAAGCCCGGTGATAGATAACGGTAGGGGCCGGTTGCGCCGCCGCCGAATCAAAAACTACTGACTTCACAGCGGCGCAACCCCCAAACGGTACCTATCTAGCGCGGCCTTCTCACTATCCGACAACGAGAAACCCAAAACGTCCCCATTGCGAGACAGATAACCAACCGCCTGTGTACCGGCCCGCTGGTACGAGAGCGGGGCGGCGGGAAGCGCGGCAAGGCGGGCCTTCACACGGTCAAGCACAAGCGACAGCTCAGGGGCATGTGCGAAACCATGCTTAAACTCAACCGTAACCACCCTATCCCCCGCCGGGGGGGTGAACGACGGCGAAAACGTAAGCCACCCATCAGCCGAAAAAGACCAACCGTAAAGGTCATCCCCAGCAACCGAAACCCTCTGCACATCCACCAAGCTCAACGTAGGGATGAACAAGCGGCCCGAACCATCATAATCAAACTTGCGAATCTCATTCACAACCGGGGCAACATGCCAACCGCAATAATTACGAATCAGTTCGGTAACCGCCGCCTCAGTAGACGCAACAGCAGGAAGGGGTGGGTAACTCAACGTTTATTCCTCAGACTCAGCACCCTCAACGGACTCGCCCGCCGGGGTGGGCGTTTCACGTGAAACTTTTTTACGTGTTTCACGTGAAACATTCTTCTTTTTCTTAGGGCCGTCCGTTACCGGCTCCACCCCCAAAGCCTCTGCTGTGTCAGGGTGAAGCTGAACCCGGTATGTAAGCCCGTGATGTTCAACCTCATAATGCTTCACGATTAGCTCCCAAGAGTAAGCTTCACGAAAGCATCAGGACGGCGAACCGCAAGCGCAAGACGTTCCTCAGCCAGAATAGTGAACTGGTTCTTGGTAAAGTCGTTACCGTCAGCATTGCTAGTCTCAACACGGATACCGCCCTTGCGGTACACGGTAGCCGCCGCCTTACCCGCTCCGATAAGAACAGTACCGGCGGGAATCGCGGTAGTCTGAATAGTAGTCAGACCCCACAGCGGCGGGTCTTGCAGAACCCCACCAACGCCGTACTGGCCGGTGAACGGGCCGCCCGCAATATACTGGCCGTTGTTATCTTTCAGTAAGCGGAACTTTTCGTAATCCGCGGGGTTGATAACGATACCATCTGCACGAAGGCCGGTCTTAGTGAACACTGCGTTAAGGGACTCATAGACGGCATCCAGGTTACCCGCCGCGTTAGCAGAGGTCTTAACCTGCAAACCCTCACGGTTCAGAATACCCTTGATATTGGTACCTACGCCGTCACCAGAAAGCAACTGCTGTTCCTCAGCAATAAGAAGCTGAAGAAGCAGACGGTTATTAATCTCAGAAACCAGGAAAGCAGCGTCTTCTGCCATCTCCATAGAGAGCTTAATCCAGCCCGCAAGCTTCTTAAGAACCTCAGTAACTTCCTGGTAACCGGGCGGAGTCATGCCAGGCTTATCGCCACCCTCCGCAACGGTCTTGAAATCGCCATTGGCCGACTTGTCCCAGACCTTTTCAACGAAATACACAATCGCGTTAGATGCGATAGTGCCCTCACCGAGCCAGGCCGCGATAGTAGGGCGCTGAGTGTACGCAGTAACAATATTGCGGTCAATATCCGGGGTGATAAGGTGCCCGGCGGTCTGCTGAAGACCATCCAGCTTAATAACATCACCAGCGGCCTTAGAACCAGTGAACTCAGGAAGGTCAAACGCCGAAACACGGTTACCCGCCTTCAAACGAGACAAAACGCCCGCGTTATTAGCGCCCTTCACAAAATAATCACCGAGCGAACGCGCCGGGGTAGACTCTTCCTTCACAGCCACCTCACGCGAACCAAGAGACTTCATCAGAGCCTCAGCCTCACTCGCATTATCCAGGCGCTCCTTGAGCGACGCAGCGTCGCTCTTCAGCTGAACAAGCTCAGCGTTCTCTTCCTCAGTCAGAGCCTCACCGTTGCGCACCTTCTCAATCAGCGCGGCGGACTTGCTCAAAATTTCTTCTCGCTGTTCTTTCAAATTCACGAGATAACCTCCGATACGGATAGTCGAATAGTTGCTAGTTCAACCTCAGTAGCTAGTGCGAGAACACGCGAATTGACAGGCTCAGGTTCCTCTTCCTTGACCGTTTCCGGTTCCTCAGAATTGACCTCCGCCGGTTCCTCTTCACTACCGCTTTCGCTATCTAGAGGCTTCTCATCATCCTCAATATCGTTTGAGGGGCGGGCACGCCGGGGCGCTTCACCCGCCTTAACGTCCAAAATCTCTGCTTCCTGGTTAGCCGCAACCGGAACAACAGAGACTTCAAAAAGCTTTAGCTTCTTCAAATGCCACACACCGCCACCGTCCGAGCCGGTAGCTTCCTCAGCATCTTCAACAATGTACGTGATGGACATCTGCTTCACGAGACCACGCTTCAGCATGGCGTAGGCTTGCGCACCAACCTCAGACCCAAGGTCAAGCTGCACACGCACAAAAAGCCCGTTCGCGTCCTCACGCGCTTCAAGAGTCCACCCGATACACATGCGCGGGTCATTTAAGACATGGTTCCAATAACAAGGGATGTTCGCCCCGTTTTCGCCATACTCTGCCAGCGTCTCTGTGAACGCGCCCGGTAACACCACGTCACGCACCGAGTCAATATTATTAAAAACCGACGCGTAGCCGGTAAAAACACCTGTTTCGGTGGTGGTGTTCACGTCCACCACAAGCGATTTATGTTTCACGTGAAACACCGCCCTCACTACCTAACACTTTTCCGCTCAAACCCGCGTACTCTGACGATAAAACCACCGATTTTTCCGCCAAATCGGGAAAACCAGCCAAATCATCAGCTAATTCGCGGGCCAAACGCTCCCGAACACGCTCCGAATCGCCCTTAGCCGCGATAACCCGCCGGGCGCGCTCACCATGCGACAAAAGAACCGCCTTAGCCGCCGCCGGCAACCCACTTTCAGATGTTTCACGTGAAACATCATCCGAAACATCACTACCGCCATCCGTTTCACGTGAAACACTCTCAGTATCCAGATTCAACGGCGTAACCAACGTGTCCCCACCCTCAATAGCAGGAAGATTATTCATACGGCGCAATTCATTACGAGTCATATACGGCGCACCAACAGCGCTAGACGCCACCGCCGCCTGTTCCTCAAACGAACCGCGAAGCTTCTCTTCAATATTGAACTCCAGCAGATGCGAGCCAGGGTCTACACCCACCATAGGAAGCAAGAACGTGTTCAAACGCTGTTCAATCTGCCTAATCAAAGGCCCCAAAGTGTTCGTGTACAAGCTCTTACTGAACTCTTTAGCGTTAGAATAATTCGCATTATCCAAAACGCCCACCATAACCGGGTTCACCTGGAACACCTGCGCCACCGTCACCAGTGAGAGCTTCACCGACTCAGCCCACTCAGCGTTAGCTGAATTAAACTCAGCCGTCTCAAGACGCATACCCTCCTCAAAAATGGGGGTGCCGCCCGTCCGGGAACCCTCACGCGTGAACTCTTCAAACATTTTCAGGAACCGGCGGCGGTCTTGATTATCCCACCGGGGCGCGTCCACCGGCCGGGTAATATAACCCCCGACCCGGCCCGCGCGCCGCCACACCTGAGTACGGTGCTTACGCGCATGATACTGTTCCTCAAGAGTCAAACGCAGAGTCTCCACCGGGCTAGAATCCTTACCCGGTAACGGGTTCCAGCCCTCAAACGCAAGAACATTCTCAGGCTTGAACTTAACCGCCTTATCCGGCGAATCCGGCGGCGAAACCACATAATGCTTAGGCTCCCAATACGTGCCATAGCTTGTTTTCACCCAAGAAGCAGGGAACGGCTGAATCGCCCAACCAGACGGTGTGTCCGTGGACTCATACACAAACCAGTACGCCCGGTTATGCAAAGCCAGGTTACCCACCAAGTCATAAACCAGCTCATACGTAGTCATATGCTGGTTCGGCTGACGCATCAGAGACGCAACCAGCGAATCCCTATCACGCACCCGGTCGTTACCGTCAGTACGGAACGAATGCAAACCCAAATGAGCAACATTACGCGCCAAAAAATCAACCACAGTGCGCAAATGAGGTTGGGTACGCCACATCTGTTCAACCGTCAGGTTGAGAGGCTCAGCAGACACACCCACGCCGGGGGACGTAACCACCACCTCATGGCCCATAAACGTAGTCACCGCACGTGACAAACCACCCACAAGGGCGCGCGCAATCACATCACCAGCGCTAGGCATACCTCACCTACTCCCACCAATTTTCGTAGTCTTCATCCGCATAAACAGACTTCGATTCGTCCTCATCAGGAAGCCTTAAAAGACCCCACAGCGCGAACGTAGCCGCGCACAACGGCGCAATATCAACAGGCGACTTATCACGGTTCCAGCTCCACACGTCGCCATAATGCTTTTTAACCGCTTCGTGCAACGGGCGAATAAGCACCGGCTGTTCACGCCACCGAATTTTATGCTGTTCCACCCTTTCAGCGAACTGCACACACGCCGCCGGCAGATTAGACCCCTCACACGGCGTAAAATCCACACCCTGCCGGGTCAAAGAGTCCCTATAGCTAGAAATCGGCGACCCCTTACCCTGCAACACAATACCGCGCGGCGTGAAATTCAAACCAGTACGCAAAAACTCTGGAATCCAATCCATAAACGGGCGCTTCGTAAGCACCTCAACCTGAGGGGTACCATCAGCCGCGTAACCAGCCACCGCAACATAGCTCATTTTCCCGTCAGCGGACGTATCCACACCCACCACAATAGGGCTATCCTGAGCTATCTCACTCGCCGGGGACAAGCAAGCCTCCAAGTCAGTAGACTTGAATGGCCCCTCCTTAGCAACAGCCACCCGCTGACAAAGCACCTCAGCACGGAACTTATGCTCAGGAACACCATCCTCACCAGTGCTACCAACCAGCGCCGCGCTCGCCGCGAGCTTCTTCTCAGTAGGGCCAAACGGGTAACCAAGCGACGGGTTAGCAGCCGCCCACCCATCACGGTCATGGATACTCGCATCCTCAGGGGCCGAATACTCAAAAAGCCCTAAAGAAACCTCATGCTCTTTAGCCCATTCCTCAGGGTCGCCGCCACCGTCGATAAATGCTTGCAATTCGCGGGCCTCAGCACGCGCCTTATCCTGCAAACTATTCAAAACAACAGACTTAGCCTCACCAGCGTTAGAAACCGCAATAACCTGAGACGAAAACTTAGCATTCGTCGTATTGGTCAACGCCATCCACGGAGACCACTCTTGCTGCTGACGTAATTCGTCAAAAAACAAATCCGTCACCGAAAAAGACCGCCCGCCATCATCAGACGCCGCGTCACACCGGTACCGGGCACCATTCACAAGCTCAAGCGACTTAGAACCGTTCGTGCCAGTCATCTTAGCTATCTGGTCGCTCGCCGGGGATGCCTTGAGCGCATTATGCGCATTCGCCTGTATTTCCTCAGCCGCCGCCAACTTGTGCGCCGTACCAAGCACCAGCAAAGGGTCTACCTCAGGCCCCTGCCACATCAGCATACGCCACAGCAGACGCGTAGACGCAATAAACGACTTACCATTCTGACGGGCAACCATCAAAACAACAGTCTCAAACCTCAAAACCGGGTACTCATCATACGTGAACGAGCCGGGCGCAAGCTCCAACGAATGAATAAGAAACCACTCCTGCCAGGGGTGCAACTTCCTACCCAAATCCTCTTTAGCCGTCTCAATCGCCTCAAAGCCAAGAGACGTTTCCGGCGTAAGCTCACGCAACGGCGGCGTAAAAATACGCGGCACCGTATCCCCAAACAACCTACCCTGCTCGTCACGCACCAGCCACACCAGCCTTACGCTCAGCAAGCCGGGCGCGGCGCTCCCTACGCTCACGCAAACGCCGCTCAGAATCCGTTTCAGCCGGTTGAACCTTCTGCTCAGGAACACCCTGCCTAGACTCAGGCGTAAGACCCAACTGCTTCATAAGCTGAATAATGTGCACATTCAAGGTATAAGCGGCCTTCACCTGCTCAGGCCGGGTGATACGCCCGTCCTCAAAATCCTCTTCTAGGCAATCATACTGGCTTGCCAGGGAGATGAGCATATTCTTAGCGGCGACATCAGCGGGCGTAAGCCACTCAGCTTTAGCGAGCGCTTCACGAACCGCAGTCTCCATATCGCCATAAATCAGGTTGCCAGTTTCAGTCATAGTTTCGGCTCCTACACGCGCGCCGGGCGCGAAAACACGGGTTTTCCGGTTAAGTCGTATCGAACAAAAATACCAAGGGCCTTAGAACACCATCGGGGGGAGAGACGGGGTGCGACCCGGGGAAGGCCCTACACAGAACCCACCCGTGATTTAACCCCCATACCCCCTACTCCCCCGGAATACCAGGTTAGTACCCTTTAGAAACTAACCCCGAGCGGGCGTCCGAAACCCAACCAAAACACCGCCCGCCGGGGCAAACCAACCATTCGAACACCTGTACTAGAACACCATCATACTAGAACAAAATCGAATACCAATCCAAAAACTAAAAATCATACTCAAACGTATGAGACATATCAGGCGCAACCAAGAACCGGCTACTCACCGACCCCATCGGCAAATCACCCTTACCATCCGAACGCTTCAAGTTACAAGCACGGTGCGACGGCCTAAAATTCGACGGGTCCTCAGCCAACTCAGGATGAGTAGACCGAGGGTAAGCATGGTCAAGCTCAAACGCTTCCTTATTCACAGCGCCAGTCCTAGGGTCTTTATGCGGAACACGGTAATCAATAGGTTGCCCACACAACCAGCACGGCGCATTCACCGCCTCACACTCAGCAAGGAACACCTTACGAAGCTTCATATACCTACGAGTACCATTACCCGGTGAAGCTGGCATAGTGAGCACCCCTTACCCTAGATAAGCGAAACGGCGGCCCACCACAGCCGCCGAATCATTTTTGACCAAATATCTACGCTTCTATAACTAGACAATAATTACAAAAGGTGATAACAAAAGTCTAACACACAAACACTTGAAACCCAAACCAGCCGGGGGCGCAAACGAAAAGCCCCGGCGCAACAGACAAACACCGGGGCCCATCAACCAACCATCAAGAAAGAAACAGTCAGCAACAGGAATGCGAATACACCCTAGCACGCACAAACGGCCCAGCGCAAAAAGCGCCAGGCCGCTGTGACGAACACCAAAACCCCAGAGAAATAAGGCTACACTTATAGCGTGCACATACAGTATAGCGGCTAAAAGGGAACAGTGCAAACCAGCTAGGGGGTGGGGTTAGCTAACCGCGAAACCACCTCGGCCTCATAATCCTCAAGGCCCCACGTCATCTTACACGCCGGGCACCACACCGCGAACTCAGGCTCGTTCACCCCATGAAGCCCACGCTCACCACACCGACTACACGTCAAAGCCGTAGACGTGAACTCCTTCACCGGCGGGTAAAACATACCACGAATCTCACCATGCAGCTCACGCCACTGTTCCAAGTCACGCATCGAATAGCTACCAACAGCCAACATACCAAGACAACGAGACCGGAACCGCGCCGGGTCTGAGATGTTATAACGGGCCTTCACATCCACAACATCCAACGACAACGGTGCCCGCGCCTTCTCACCCGAACCACCAGCCGCGCCCGAACTATTCGACGCATCCGAAAGTAAAGAGATAAGAGAAGGATACCGCTCAACCGCATACCGGCCCGAAGGCTGCCGCTGATACACGGTGTACTCTTCAAACAACTCAGTAATAACCTGAGCAAACTCCAAAGGAACCTTAGGCACTGTAACTACCCCTCCGTTAAACCACAAACGTACAACCACACTATCGCGCCGGGCAACGAAGCGCACGTAAGCACGCCCGTCGTAACCACCCACGCGCTAGCGAAAACGCCAAGCCATTCAAGCCCAAACACCAACGACGGAACCCAAAAACCAAAGACCCCCGCCATCAGCAGAACCGCGTTAGTGACAAACACCCACGCGCACAACTCACCCGCCGTATCCAGCCAGGCAGCAAGCCTACCCAAAATAACCACCCCCATAACGCGGCAAACCATACTGAGCATTCACACTACCCAAACGCGTAGACACACCCCGCCGGGCAATCTCACGCGCCACCAGCTCAAGCGCATCAACCACGCTCTTACCGTCACACGCAGTCAGCGTGCCCGGGTAACGAACCAAACCAGTAACCGGCCGGGGGCGGGCAGTGTCGCCCACCTCAAACACCGCAGACCCAAACCCACGAATCCGAGCACGCACCAAAAAATTAAACAAATAGACTAGGAACACGTCAGCAAGAACCCTATCAACCGGGCCGGGCGGGATAACCGCCTCCGTCCCATACATCGGAACCGGCACATCAGGAATCCGCACATCCCCGCCTGAACGCCGCGCCTCAGAAATATCACGCCGCGTATCCAACGTAAGATAAGCCACACCCTCAAACAAAGGCCACATGTCCCTTAGCTGCACCACCCGCCGGGGCGACTCCGAAAAAACACACCGCTCCATGTACGGCATAATCACAGTGAAACCCTTAGACCTGTCCGCGCGCTCCTCAACCTCAACAACCACAGGGTTAGACGTAGAACCAAGAGCCACGCGCACCGACTCAGAACCATCAGCACCCGGCCCCGCCGCCACAACAACCGACGTGCCAGGGGCGACATGCTCCTGAAGCACTTCCTGCAACGCCTTAACCAGCGGCGCAATATCCTCAGCCTTAGACGCGAAACTAACCAGCTTACCCATTACCTGTAATCCCCACTTCCTTCAATCACGTTACGCTGTGCACGGTCTGCCAACTTCACCACATTAGCCGCAAGCACATCCTGCCAAATAGCCGCATCCACCATATCCTTACCCTTCTCAGTAACAGCCGCCGCCCGCCGGGGTGCATACTCAGGCGCACCAACAAGAAGAACCTGCGCAAGATACGGGAGCGAACACCACAACCGCTGCAAATGCCCCGCAAACGTCACCCTCGCAGACGAAGGCTTAGGCACCTTAGGCGCAAGAAACTTCATACACGCCACGGTAGCGGGGCCAAACACCACGCCGGGGCAATACGGGGCCTCCACAGCCCTCAACGCCGTAGCGAGACCAATCTCAGAAACCTTACGCTCATACGACGGGGAAATAGCCTTAACGCCAAGGTCATTCAGAGTAAGCGCCGTAAGGTAGGCTACATCCCCCAATTCGGCTTGCCGCGCCGGGTAATTCGGAGACCCCTTAGCGTCCCGAACCTCCTTAGCAAGCACCCCATACAACTCTCCCATCTCAGACAGTAAGGCTGGCACCTGATACTTGAGAGACCGCGCCGGGGGCAACGCCGTCTCCAAAACCCGAAACTGATAATGCAAAAGGTCAAGATGCGAATCCGAGGTGCGCACCCGCACCTGAGGAAGAACTTTCTCAGTAGCCATTCGTAGGCTCCGTTCTAATAGTTGGCTTTCAGAATAAGAGTAGGGCGGAAACCCTACGATTCAAGAATACCACATTTAGGCACTTGAACCACAAGTAACGAATCTTATTGTGACAAAGCTCATGGTAGAGAATCGGTAACTTTGCGTCGCTTAAACAGGGTGCAACGCAACCGGCGGGGTTTTAAAGAAGGCAGATTTAGGTAGAAATGCTGGTGCAAACAGCGTAACCCTGCCGGGTTGAAGGCCCGCGCTAAGTGCAATAACTGTAACTTGCTGAAGGGCGGGAACCAGATAAGCCAAAAATCGGGAATTTCTAGAAAAAACTATAAAACTATAAAAACGCGAAATTAGGCTGATTTGGGCGTTGACTAGTATTTTTGCACTTAGTGCAGAAAACGATTAGAGAGGATTAGAGAGGCAAACACACTAAACTGCACAACTTAGGGCGCGAATTACCAAAATACACCAAAAGGTAAGGTCAATCTTGCAGTTTAGTGCGCTTTAATAATTCGCAGCCTAAGTTCTCGCATTTGATATATTTGCCTCTCTAATCCTCTCTAATCGTTTTCTGCACTAAGTGCAAAAATACTAGTCAACGCCCAAATCAGCCTAATTCACGAAAACAAAAGTTTGAAACTCTTTAAATCGACAAAAACTCCATAACTAAAAAAATCCCCAGAGTATATAACTTATTAACTTAATAAATAAGAGAACGCGCGCACGCGTGTACGCTCGCCCACGCGCGCGGATATGAAATTTTTAATTGGGAAGTTAATAACTATATAACTTAATAAATAGAAGAACGCGCGCACGCGATACACCATGAGTCAGAGGCTTGTCAAGGGTTTCCGTGAAAAACTTTGGGCGCGCCCTAACCCCGGCTGGGAGAGGGTGGGAAGCTTTAGGGCGGCTCTGAGCGGATATGAGTTATGGGGTGGGTGATTATGCCCGCCGGGTGCAGAAAAGCCGTCAGAGCCGCCGCTAGGGCCTGTACGAGGTACACTGAGGGGCATGAGAGAAGCAGACTTAGAGAAATACTTCCTGAACGCGTGCCGCCGTGAAGGCTGGAAGGCTGTAAAGTTCCTACCGTCAGAACGTGGGGTGCCCGATAGGCTAGTGCTAACCCCGGGCGGGGGCATGTTCCTAGTGGAGCTGAAAACCGAAACCGGGCGGCTATCCAAGGCGCAAGAGCTGTGGCACGCACGCGCCACCCGGCTGGGAACTCAGGTGCACGTGGCAAAAGGCCCCGCCGGGGTGGATGCGTGGGTAGCCGAAACCCGTATAAGGGTAGCCGCCCTAGAACTGCTGTAGAACAGCCATAGAACGCCCGCTGAGGGGTTTTCGCGTAGCCGGTGGGTAGTCGTTTCCCCGTGCGACGGTTAGGCCCTTAGAGGGCGTTCTAGCGTTTGTGACTGAGAACACGCGAAATGAATTTGTTTCAACGATTCAAAATGTGTACACTTGAAATATCGACGCAACGAGCGGCGAAACCCACAAACAAAGGAATAGAGAAATGGCTACAGACCACCAGTTCATCTACTGGCACCGCAAGGGCGGCGTATACGAGCTAGACCAAGAGAGCGTAGCAAATGCCCCTAAAGAGTTCGGAGACCTTTACCTACCCAGAGTTATTATCGCAGGGAACCAAATAAAATTTGGCGGCGAAGTCTACGGATACGTCAGTAACCAAAAACCTAAGTACAGGTACCGGGGCAGCGAGAAATTCACGAAGCCAAAAGCGCACACGGTTTTCACCGTAGCTGCCCAATAACCCCTAGAACGACACACCCCGCCGCGGAACACCCGCGGCGGGGCAATCAGAGAAAGCGAGAAACTACCATGAAAAGCCTCTACCACTTTGAAAAACTATTCGCCGCCGGGGTAACCCACGACGAAGCACCGGACGTTCTCTCTGACTACATGGAGCGCGGCGCGAAAGCCGCTCTACGCTGGACGAAAGAATATAACATCTACCTTGTAACGCTCCAAGTCAGCGCCTTAAAAGATGTAAACGAAATGCGCGATTTGAGCAACGTTTTCGGGAACGAAGAACTGGAAGATTCAAACGCCTTTATCGACGAAATCGGCGTGAACGGTGTGGCGTTCTCCGAGAACCTAGAAACCTTCATCAGCTGTGAAAATGAGCTGTTAGGCACTTTCGGTCTAGACCGTGATGACGTTGAAAAAATCGTGCACAACTGGGAGCTGAACGCGAATGGCTAGAGTGTACCCAACACGTGAGGAAGCGATTTACGGCGGCATTATCGACCTGCTAGAAACCAGATTCGCAAATGCCGTAGCCGGCTTCGATGTGGAAGCAATAGCCCGGCGGGTACTCCGAAAAGAGCACGGGGGTTACGTAATCGACGAAACCCGATTCTGGGATGTCGCCGCATCAAACGCAATAGTGAACCTGCCACACCTGAGCTAACACCCCATTGAAATTCAACCCTTCAAAGTGCTAAACTTTGAAGGGTTGAGAACTATACGAAAGGGGCTAACCATGCCGAAACAATACTTAGACCTGCGGGCCGCCGAAAAATATCTAGGTATCGCAAAATACACGGGCCGCCAAATCGAACGACGCCACCCGCTCCCAAAACCCGCAATCTACGCCGGGGCAACCCCATGTTGGACGCGCGAACAAATCGACGAATGGTATGCGACCCGGCCAACCCACGGCGGCGACCGCCGTTCACGAAAATTCAAAAAAACCCGAAAGAAAACCAATGGCTAAACTCAAACTCCACAACTACCAGGAAGATGCCGTGAAATTCCTACGCGCCGCCCCCGGCGGGCGCGGCCTCTTCCTAGACATGGGATTAGGCAAGACTGCCATCACCCTATCCGCTCTAACCCCCGCGCACCTGCCGGTGCTAGTAATAGCACCGAAACGCGTAGCGCTCAACGTTTGGGGTGAAGAGGCCGCGAAATGGCGACCCGATTTGAAAGTAGTGCAATGCACCGGCTCACCCCGGGCACGCATCGACGGGCTGGAAACCCTAGACGGTGGTATTTACGTAATCAGTCGTGACGTGCAGGGCGACGCAGAACCATATGCGAAAGCGGGCCGGTTCAACACCCTAATCCTAGACGAGCTGAGCGGGTACAAGTCCAAGACCTCTAAACGGTGGAAGAGCGCCAACCGGATACGGCGCAACATACAACACTGTTGGGGGTTAACAGGCACTCCCACCCCTAACAGCCTTTTAGACTTGTGGGCGCAAGTCGCCCTGTTGGACGGCGGGCGGGCGCTAGGGCGGTCATTGGCCGGGTTCCGTGAACGCTGGTTTGAACCAGAATCGCTAGGGTGGAAAGGACACGTCACCAAATGGCGGGCGCTACCCGGCGCGGACGTGAGAGTTTATGACTTGATTAGCGATTTTTGCTTATCCATGAAAACCGACGGGAAAATAGATTTGCCGCCGGTAGTGGATAACGAAGTAAAAGTGAAGCTACCGCCGAACGCCCGGCGCGCGTATAGTCAAATGCGGAAAGATTTAGTCGTGGAACTAGCACAAGGGCAAGTGCATTCTGCATCTACGGCGGCGGTCATGACAAACAAACTCTCCCAAATCAGCGCCGGGTTTATCTACCCTGACGTGGACGACTACCTGAGCGGGTCTGAGATAACGAAACTACATAACGAAAAGGCTAAGGCCGTCCTAGAAATTTTTGAGGGTACCGGCTCCCCGCTACTGGTTTTTTACCGTTTCAAGGCAGAACTGGAGGAACTGCTAGCGACACTCCCCGCCGGGGTGGTACACACCTCAGACGAAAAGGGCGTTTTCGACGCTTGGAACCGGGGCGAAATCCCCGTATTGGCGGCTCACCCCGCGTCTATTGGTCACGGCCTGAACCTGCAACACGGCGGGCACACTATCGTTTGGACTACCCTACCTTGGAGCACTGAGGAATGGGAACAGGCCAACAAACGCCTATCCAGGCAGGGGCAAAAACACCCCGTCACGATTCACCGCGTCATGGCCGAAGACACGATAGACCATATAATAGAAGCCCGTCTGAGGAACAAAGAGACCGCGCAAGACGCGCTCATGAACTACCTTCAAGACTTTTAGAAAGGCGAAACAATTGGACGTAACACCGACCACAGAGTTTGATTTTGCGACCGCTCCACTACGTAACTCTATACATTGGGAACAGCGCAAAATCACCTGGAACGATTTTGCAGAATACGTGATTAAACCCGCCCGTAAAAAAGAGGCCGGCAACTACATTTTCGGCGAATTGGAGGGTAACAGGCGTAACAAGGGTAGCATTGTCTCAAGGTGCGCCCTCACTCTGGATGTTGATTACCCGGATGAAGGATTCAACCGCCGTATAGAGAATGTTTTTGGCGATACCGCGTACATCCTGCACAGCACTTACAGCTCGACCGTTGAATCACGCCGGTACAGGCTTATCATGCCCCTGTCTGAGAAGGTTGGGCCGTCGAAATACGTTGAGTTGTGCCACGGGGTGATGGAGCTACTTGGTAATAGCTGTTTCGACCCCACAACGGCGCAAGCTGAACGCTACATGTTCTTGCCCGCCACGTCAGACCCTAAGAACTATTCGTGCCTCATCCGTAAGGGGAAGGCGTTAGATATTGATAACGCTCTGCTACAGGCCCCTAGCGCGGGTGTGGTTGAGACCGCTAGGAAGCGTAAAGACCCCAAAACCCTCAGGGGCGTTGCAGGGCTTTTCTGCCAGGCGTACCAAGACTGGGCTGGACTAATCGAAGTGTACGAATTACCCTACACTCAAGTTTCGGCTAACCGCTTCCACCTCAACGGCGCGAAATCGGAGGCCGGTATGGCCCCTATCGCAGAAAACCCTGGATTTGTTTACAGTTACCACGCTAACGACCCCGCCGGGGGTAGGGCCATGAACGCCTTTGACCTTGTAAGGGTTCACAAGTTCGGGCACCTGGATGCAGGCAAGACTAACACCCCCGTGAATCGTTTACCCTCCACACAGGCCATGAACGACCTGGCAGGGGAAGACCCCCGCGTAAAAGCCCTACAGGCCAAAGAAATTCTAGAAAACTTTTCGGACGAAATCGAAGACACCGGTAACACCACCGCATGGGTGGAAAAGCTCACACGCACCAAGGCGGGCCTTGTAGAGGGCACCATCCAGAACCTAGACCTGATTACCGCCAACGACCCAATTTTTAAAGGTATTGTGCTCAATGTTCGTGGTATGACTATGGAGCTTACGCCGGGTAGCTACCCTTGGAGGGATGTTCATGATAACGACACGCAATTGGACGATTACGACTTTTCGTCAATCCTGCTTCACCTGGAACGCACGTACCGGTTACGCATCACCGAGAACCATTTACGGCACGTGCTAAGGGATTTGGTTCAAGAGCGTAAGCATGATTATGTTCTTGAGTACCTTGAGGGCCTAACGTGGGATGGGGTCCCGCGTGTAGAATACGCCCTGCCAGGCGTTGAAGACTCTGAGCACACCCGGCTGGTAGCCCGTAAGGTTCTTGTCGCCGCCGTCGCCCGTACTTTTGAGCCTGGTATTAAGTGGGATAACATGCTCATGATTTACGGGTCTGAGGGTATCGGCAAATCCTGGTGGATTGAAAAAATGTCTCGCGGCTGGTACAACTCCTTGGATGAAATCGGGAACAAGGATACCCTTATGAAAATGGGCAAGTCCTGGATAGTCACCGCTGACGAGGGGCACTCGCTACGGGCGGCTGATTTTAATAAGTTGAAAGAGTTTTTGACACAGCGCAAGGATGAGTACAGGGCACCTTTCGCGGCTACTGTCTCTAGCTACCCGCGCCGGTCTGTGATTTGGGGGACGACGAATGACCCGGCTTTTCTCCGTAGGCAGGATGGCAACCGGCGCTTCCTCATTGTGCACGCTAAGAACAAGGTTGATTTTGAGGCCCTCACGGACGAATATATTAGTCAGGTGTGGGCTGAGGCTGTGCACCTGTGGCGTGAGGGTGAAAATCTGCATTTCACCGCTGAAGAGACTGAACTTTTGAACGCGGCCCGTGCCCCGTATGTGCAGGAAGACCCCTTGACGGGGCTTATCACGAAATATGCGGATACTTTGGTGCCCGCCGGGTGGGATGATATGGAGCTTGAAGAGCGGCTTGAGTGGCGTGCGAATAGCGCGGGTGGCTTCGCCCCGGCGGGTACGGAAACCGTGAACTCTCTGAGCGCATTGCAGGTCTGGTGTGAGGTTATGGGCCGACGTATAGGTGACCATTCGGCCCGTGACATGGCGGATATTCAGCGGGTTCTTAGGACTCTTCCGGGGTGGGTTATGCACCCGGTGCCGCGTGAGACGGCGGCGTATGGCCGTCAGCAGGTGTTTATTCGGGTTGTCGAATCCGACCTCATATAGTGTGACGTTAAACACGCATTTCTGGTTTGCGCCCCCGGCTGGTATGGGTTACAGTAGAACTATCAACGATTTAAGTTGTAGATGCTTGAAAATCGTATAGAGAAGCAGAAAAACAGTTAAAAAGCTAATCGAAAACAACACAGAAAGCAGGTAAAACCATGCGTATTACCATCGAAATTAATACCACCGACGGCCTTGTATCGCCGGTTGAAAACAACATTTTGGCGCACATCGTGAACCAGCTCCACACCGAGAATGCCACCACCCCCGCGCCGGTAGCAGAACCAGAAACCAAAGAAGCCCCTAAGCGCAAGCGCCCAGCACGCGCTAAGAAAGAAGAGCCGAAACATGAAGAAGCAACTACACCGCCTAGCGCACCGTCTGACGGTGAAGGCGCTGGTATGGCTGCTGAAAAACCCGCCACTAAGCGAACCACCACTGCCAAAACGCCCACTCCAGAAACCACTAACGAAACAGTGGATGCGGTAGAGCAGCCGGCAACCCCCGCCAAAGCAGACGCCGAAAAACTCGCACAGGCAACCGCCCTAGCCTCAGAAATGATGCAGAGCGGAAACGTCGTACAGCTCAAAAAGCTGCTGGTTGAGGTTGGCGCTAACCGCGTTAGCAAGATGAACGGCGAACAGGTGAACAAGTTCCTGGAACTCGCAAACGCAGAGAACGAGGAATAAACCAATGCCTGCTAAGCACGCAACGCTAGGGCCTTCCAGCGCGGCGCGGTGGTTAACCTGCACCGCGTCCGTAGAAATGGCCCAAAAAGCCCCGCCGCCCAAAGAATCCGACTTTGCACGTGAAGGCACCATAGCTCACAGCCTAGCAGAGGTAGAAGCCCGCCGGGAATTTAAACTACCCGGGCACGAAACCTACGAGGCAGACCTTGAAAAAGTCTACGGCGAACTGCTAGAACATTTAGGTGGCGACCTAGACGCCACAGAGCGTGAATACGAGGCCATGCAAGATTATGTGGCGTGGTACCTTGACGTTCTCGCAGAGGCCAAAGGCGACACCGGCGCGCTACTGCTGGAACAGCGACTAGCCACAGGTATCAAAGGCTGTTGGGGCACCAGCGACGCCGTAATTATTCGCGGCGACCTGATACACGTAATTGACTTGAAATACGGCCGTGGCGTGGAGGTTAGCCCCGTCGAAAACCCACAATTCATGCTCTACGCATTAGGGGCGCTGCGAGCCTACCGTGACATGCTGGAAGAGACCCGTCGGGTAAAAATGACCGTGTTCCAGCCACGCATCAACAACATAGACACGTGGGAAATCACGGTTGAAGACCTGGAAGCGTGGCGCGATAAGGTAGCACGCCCGGCGGCACTAAAAGCCCTCACCGGCGAAAACACAGAGTTTGCGCCGAGTGAGAGCGCTTGCAAGTTTTGCCCCGCCGCCGGTATCTGCAAACCCCGCGCTGAGTCCATAACCGCCGTAGCCTTCGACGCAGACCCGAACATTATTTCTCTGGAAGACCGCGCCGGGTACCTGGCGCGCCTGGGAGAAATCAAATCATGGGTAAAGCACATGGAAGAAACATCCCTAGAATTGGCTTACGAGCGGGGTGAAACAATCCCCGGCTGGAAGGTAGTGCGTTCAGGTTACCGCCGGGTGATAGCAGACGTGGATGCGGCGTCCGAGCGGCTACAGGCCGCCGGGTACGACGAATCCCAATTCACCACTAGGAAAATGGCCGGTGTAACAGACCTAGATAGGCTGGTTGGTAAGAAGAACCTGCCAGAGGTGCTAGGCGACGCGCTACAGCTCACCGAGGGCCGCCCGTCACTAGTGCCTGAATCCGACCGGCGCAAAGCAATCAGCAAGAAACAGGAAGTAGAAGAGTTATTCACTGATGAAACGTGATGTGACAATTGATTTTGAGGCCCTGGCACGCTGGAAGGCGGTGCACGGAATCCCCTCCAATGAGAATATGTGCGCCATCGCGGGGCTTCAGCCAGACGCGTTAGACCGAATCCGTCAAGGCGGGCGGCTCCTAGCCGAAACCGTAGATGCGTTCTACTCCTACTACGGCATCAGGTTCGCACCAGATGATGAACTGAGCATCTACCAGTACGTGTGAAACCGCACGTCAAACCCAACAATTAACTAGTTAAAACGATAGGAAGTAAATAGAATGGCAAACGCAAGCACCCGTATTACTACCGGCGAGGTACGCCTCTCATTCGCACACCTGTTCGAGCCTTACGCTAACCCTGGTTCCGGTGACGAACCTAAATACTCCGTTACCCTTGTCATTCCGAAATCAGACGCGGCGACAGTGGGAAAGATTCGCAAGGCGCAACAGGCCGCCCTTGAGAAGGGTAAAGACTCCAAGTTTGGGGGTAAAATCCCTAAGGCGTGGAACGACACTCTACGTGACGGTGACGAATCCGACCGGCCCGAATACGAAGGATGCTGGTACATCTCAACACGCGCCGGGGCTAATTACCCACCTATGGTGGTAGACCGCGCACGCAACGAGATTATCGACCCGCGCGAAATCTATTCCGGTGTGTACGCACGCGCCGCTATCGACGCATTCGCGTACAACACTAGCGGAAACCGGGGCGTGAGCTTCCAAATTGTCGCCGTGCAGAAAACCAAGGACGGGGAATCGTTCGCGGGCGGTGCTCCGGCCAAGGCGGATGATTTGTTTGACGATTTGGGGGATACTGAAGAAGAACTGATTTAGTAGACCCGAACGCACGCCACGGGCGTTATCGTGGTAGGTTCCCTGTAGTTCAGAACCGTGTTTGTGTGGTCGAAGCCCCGGCGTGTGGAAAGCGCCGGGGCTTCTTGCGTGTCATAGTTCACAATAAAAATCATGGTTTTGAGTTGCTTCAAGAATACAAACCCTGTACACTTGAATTATCGGGGAAAGGAAGAAAGCCCCGGTAACGAACACCAAAGAGAAAGGAAGTAGTCAAAATGGCTACCTACACCAACCGCAACGAAGCAATCAACCGCGAAATCGTAGAGGCTATCGAAGCCGGGGACGCAAGCGCCGAAAACTACAACATCGACGTAATCGCAGACGCCGTACTGGGGGACTACGAAGACGGGTTTAGCGTCAAGGTAGACGAAGCCGAGTTTTGGAACATCGTAGCCGAAAACGAAATCTAAACCAGGAAAGGTAACAACGGGCCGGGGCTAACAACCCCGGCCCACAGCAACATGCAGAACCTAGACATCGACATAGAGACTTACTGCGAGTTGGACTTGCAGAAAGTAGGCGTCTACGCCTACACGGAGCACCCTAGTTTTCGTATCCTCATGGCCGCCTACTCCGCGGATGATTCGCCCGTGCGCATCACAACCGACCCTGAGGAAATTAAACGAATCCCCGGCCTGTGGGATGATGCAGTAACGAAGACCGCGCATAACGCGAACTTTGAACGCATCTGCTTCTCACGCCTAGCCGGGCTACCCACCGGGCAATACCTGAACCCTGAACACTGGCAGGATACACAGGCAATCGCCGCTAATTGGGGATACTCCCAAAAGTTAGAACGCCTGGCACCCGCGCTAGGGGTAGAGCATAAGGACAGCGCAGGCACACGGCTCATTAACCTCTTCTCCAAACCAAACCCACGAACCGGGCTACGCACCCGGCCCGAGGACAAGCCCGAGGACTGGGAGCTATTCAAAACCTACTGTGTTCAGGATGTGGTAGTACTAGGGCAGGTTCGCCGCGAACTCACCAAACGTCACGGCGGTTTTGCGGTAGGCGAGTTTAAAATCTGGTGCGCCGATGCGCGCATAAACGACCGAGGCATAAAAACCGATTTGGCCTTGGCCGCCGCCGCCTCAGAAGCCAACGGCGACGTGAAAGCCCACGCCCTAGCCGAAATTGGGCGAACCACCGGCGTGGCAAACCCCAACTCACGCAACCAGCTCCTAACCTGGCTAAACCAACAACCCCACCCGGCGCTAGAAACCCTGGAAGATATACGCGCCGAAACCGTCCGAGACCTCCTAAAAATCGGCGGCCTACCGGCGACCGCGCGCCGGGTACTGGAACTGAGGCAAGACACATCGCTAACCACCGCGTCCAAATACGACGCGGCCCTACGCCGCTGTAGTGAAGACGGGCGGTTACGCGGCTCTTTCCGCTATTTCGGTGCGCACACGGGCCGCTGGAGCGGTCAAGGTGTACAGCTCCAAAACCTAGCGCGTGATTCGGCGAAAACCGACACCGAGGCGGTAGAACTAGCTACCCGTACTGTAATCGGCGAGACTGTTACGGCGCAAGACCTCAAAAAGCTAGTGCGCTCCATGTTCGTAGGACCGTTCACGGTATGCGACTATAGCGCGATTGAGGCCCGCGTTTTGGCGTGGCTGGCAGGTGAACAGTGGGTGCTAGATGCTTTCCGAGCCGGGCGCGATATTTACATAGAGACCGCGGCCCGCATGTTTGGCGTGGACTACGAGGCCGCCCGCGCCCTACGCCAAAAAGGTAAAGTCGCCGTACTCGCATTGGGGTACGGCGGAGGGCTGGTATCTATGCGTGCAATGGGTGCAGACGGAACAGACGAAGAGGTTAAGAACCACATCCAGCAGTGGCGGGCCGCGAACCCGCGCATTGTGCAGTTCTGGAAGCGGCTAGACACGGCGTTTCGCGCCGGGGGCGGCCCCGTCGGTGAGCACATCCGAGTACGGCGGGATGATAGCGACCAGATGCAAATATTGTTACCGAGCGGGCGGGCCGTCTGCTACCGCGCACCGCGCATCATTCGTGCAGAGAAATTCGGTGAAATGAGGGATGTAATTTCGTTTATGGATTCGTCTGCACGAACACCGACGCGGGTACAGACCTATGGCGGGCGGCTCACCGAGAATGTGACACAGGCCGTCGCCCGCGATTTGCTCGCATGGGCGCTTGTCGAAATGGACGCTATGGGCGTGCCATCGGTAGCACACGTCCATGATGAAATCTTGGTGGACGGCGGCGACGTGGACGCGGTAGCCGCTATCATGGGTGAAGACGAAATCTTTAGGCCCAAATGGGCCAAAGGGTTACCCCTCTCAGCTGAGGGGTACCAATGCATAAGGTACAGGAAAGGATAGTATCTAATGGAAACTATCGGCGAGCCGTTACCCGGCGGGGTAATCCAGGCACTAGTTCTGCTGGATGAAAAAGGCAAGGCCTATGGCGATTCGTGGCGCAAGCGTGGTGAGATGTTCTCCATCTTGCCGAACATCGCCCGTAAGGTAGACCGCATCGGCGTACCCGGCGCGGGAGATACGTTGCAGGATACAATCGTAGACCTGCTGAACTACTGCTTGCTGTACGCTTGCTGGTTGAGTGGTGATGAAGACGCTAAGGGTACCGACCAAATGGCGGTGAGCATATGGAAGGATTCACCGGCTGAGATGGAGAAGGCGCGGGCCGCCGGTCTGGATATGTCGCCCGCCGGGGTGGACGGATACGTTACTGAGCGTTTTGAGAACATTCTCGCTTCGTATACTTTCAATACGGTTGAGGAACGTCTTGCGAAAATCCGTCATATCGCGGCTATTCTTATGCACGATTCACGTATTTAGGGTATAATACTCTTGCCTTTGTTTTGTGGTTGGGCGGCCCCGGTTATTGCGACCGGGGCCGTTTCTTTTCACCCGTGTGACAGTATGCGGCAGTTCACAATAAAAATAGTGTTTTTGAGTTGCTTCAAGAATACAAACCCTGTACACTTGAATTATCGGGGCAAGGAAGAAAGCCCTGGAACCGAAACCACAAGAGAAAGGTAGCTAAAATGGCTATCATCGAAATAACCTACAGCCAGAACCGCCATGGTTACTACGAACTAACGAACACCGACCTGCCGGATGAACTAGACCTAAACATGCCCAAACACCTAGTAGCAGGAAACACATACCTGCTAGAAAACCACCTGCTGAACGCGGTCATGCGAACCCCCGGCTGGAAATGCCTGAGTATTAGCGCCGGGCGCGGCCTACGCTCACAAACCATCGTCACCGTAGAATCCGACGGGCACGAACCAGAGGTTTACGAAGACCCCTACAACGACATCAGCGAATACGACGTGCACGGGTGGTAGAAAATGTACACAAAATTTCAAATCCTAACCATCACCTTAGCACTATTCCTAACCGTCTGCTGTGTAATCGCGGCTATCGTAACCGGCGTAGGATTTAACGGCGCAACCATCGGCATAGCCGCATGTAGCGGATACGCCGCCTACCAAATCACACGGAAAGGGTGAAACCATGCCGGGGGTTAGCTACAGCGACCTACGCGGCGACTGGATACAGGAACTAATCGACAAGGGCCTAGTAGACCCGCTACCAAACCAGATAAGCATCTACCAAGTTCTTGTCACCGGCGGGTACGGCCCCTACACCGGCGACTGGGTACGCAAATACCCGCCCGAAAAACTAGTAAACCTAATCACAGAAAACCTTGAAATCTAAAGGAACAAACTAATGGAAATCGTACTAACCAAGAAAGACCTAGCAGGGTTACACACCACCGAGACCACCATCGCAACACGCGAAAACGGAGAATGGGAGGTATGGGAAACCCGGGAAAGCTCACCGTTCAACACTGAAAGCCTGGCACGCATCAAAGCCGCTATCGGCATTATCGCGTGCCTAGAACAAGACACCGAGGAAACGCTACAGTACGTTAGCTACGTAGAGAACGGAAAGCTCTCCAAGCTAACCTTTCCGTACAACGAGACCGTGCCAGAACGGCTAGAACGGTTACGCGGCATCTTCTCAAAGTGCACAGTGAAACGTGAAGCCCACGCTATCACGGTAACCAAAGAAGACCTCGAACGAGTCACCCTGCATAACGGGCTAACAATGTGGGAGCACCCCAAAACCACCGAAAACATCACCGGATTCACCATCACCGATAACGACGGGTACAAATATGAGTTTACCGTACCCAAACATCTCAAATGGGCCGTGTACAACCAACCACTAGACCAACGCGGGTTAGCCATGCTCCTAATAGCAGTGCGAAAACTACGCGAACTACCCACAAACGCGCTCATAACCTCAGTGCACGTGGACACCCCCGGCGAGGAAGCAGACGGCGACGTTCTAACACCTCACTGGTTAGGCGTAGGCTGGATGGCACCAATGGAAGCAGAACAACTCACACAGTTCCTCCAAGTGTATACACAGGCGCTCCTACCAATCTGCAAGGTCGCCCCGCCTATCGGTGTACGGGTAGCTGACATTACGGAGCGGATAGACCTCACCAGTGAAGACCTGAAACGCATAGAGTTTTATGGAGCGGCCACCACAAGCGCCCTAACCCTAAAAATTGGCACCCGGAAAGAAGACGATTTAGGATTTTCCATACGGCACAACCCACTAAAACTAGATACATATGTGCCACGCAATGAAAACCTGTGGGCGAACATCTACGATACGACATACGAAGACCGTACCTATGCGGTAGCCTACCTAGTCGCCACAATAGCCGAAGAGAAGAAAATCACCGGCCCGGTGGAGATAGGCGACTACCCACTAGAAAGCGTCGCATCAGACATCATAAACCTCACCCGCCGTCAAATCGACGGTAAGACACCCCAACAAATCCAGGAACAGCTAACCGAACTCTGGTACAAGAAATAGGAAAGGTTCACGAACAATGATTATCCTGGCAATCGTCATTATCGCCGCCGTCGCATCGGTCATCATGATAAGGCAACAGAAAAAGGGCCTGTACAACACACCACTGCAACGCCACGCACACCAGATGATGGTAAACCAGCTCATGCAAATGTACACCAAGAGGCAACTAGCCGAACAGCTCGCAATCATGCACACCCGGCGCGAACAAAACCAAACCACCAACGAAACCACTAACAACGAACAGGAAGCATAGAATGCACATCTATATTCGCACCGGAAGCGACGAAAACAACGGCATCGAATTTATCGACGGCACCAAATGGGAGGAAATAGGTAGCCGAACCGGCTTCAACTACTACCCCGGCGACGGCACCGGCGAACACTCACGGTACACCCTCAAAACCGCTAACGCACTGGACAAGGTCTCTTTCGGCGACCGTGGGTTAGCCGCCCTACTCCTAGCAAAACACAAGCTAGAAAACCTGAACCCGCTCACCGAAATTGACTCCCTAACATGGATTCGGTCAAACAGCCCACTAATCCATGACCTCAAACAGCTATTCCTCCTATCCGGTACCAAACCCGAAAAGCTAGTAACCGAAATCCAGGCAACCATCAACAAGTACCTGCTAATCAACACGCCGGGTTACCAAACGGAAATCCGCATAACCGCCGAAGACCTAGCACGCGTAGAACTAGACAGCGGGGAACGCATGGACAAGGTGGTCTTGGACGGCGATAAGCCACAAGGATTCACCGTAACCAGTGAAGACGGCGCAACCGTAGCACACTTCACCGTACCAAGCTCCCTACGGACGATTGTCTACCGTCTCCCAGACGAACAGCGGCACCTAGCGGTACTGTACCTAGCCGCCGAAAAACTACGCAACCTACCAAGCGACACCTTGGTTCACCGGGTAGCATTCCAATCTGAAGAGTTAGGGTACTCAGGTTTTAACGGGTCAAACGACGTGCTCCTAGACTTCAAAACAAACCCCGTAAAAGCATGGGAACTGAGGGGCCACCTTTTGAACATCGTAGCCGCCTACACAGAATAAGGGAGGTAACCACATAAACAAAAATAAACGCCCCGGCGTGCTAAGGGTAGAAAGCACGCCGGGGCGTTTATTATCAGTAGCGTCCGCTACAGCTGGCTAGGGGAACCAGGCTCCACGTCAGAAACCGGGGCCGGGGTGGGGTTAGTGGGGGTGACATTATAGAACGCCACACCGAAAGTAACCACCTGCAACAGGATACCCGAAACAATCTGCCAAAGCTCAGTAGACATGAAACCAAGCGCGATAAGCAGGTTGCCCACCAGCGGAATAATGGCGTAGGCGAACTTACGCACAGCCGCCCACTGTTCACTAGAAAGACTCTTCACAATAAACTCCATTCGTTAGTTGAAGAACCCGGTGCCCCACGTAGTGCCCGGGTTATTGTCATCAGGCCCAACCGCGATAAACCGGCGAGCACCAGAATACGACGTGTAGGTAAGCCACACATACCCATTCTCAGCAGTATAGCCATCATAGATGAACTGCTGCCCCGGCTCATAGGTGCCCTGTGCGGGGCTGTTCGGGTCGGTATCGTTTGACACCTCAAGGGTGCGGTTCGCGGTGAACACGCCACGCTTAGCTACCCAACCCCCGTTACGGTTCTGGTTCTGAACCTGAGCGCGAGACAGGGGCGCTACACCGGAATCGCGCGGCGCACGGTAAATAGTGATAGGCGGCCAACCCGCCAGCGCACAATAAGAATCGTGCGACTGGATGCTGATACCGTTATTCCCATAGTTGCAGTGGATAATGTTATCAGCGTCATCGCGGAAAATTCCGGTGTGCCCGTTAGCGCCCCATGAAGCGCCGCGCGCACCCCAAATGAACACATCACCGCGCCGGGTAGCGTAATTCCCGTTCGCATCTGGTGCTACCTGAGTCCACCCGTACCGCTCAAGGTCGTTGAACAGCGACTCAGTGGAACCGATGGCGGTGCCGCGCGGGAAAAACCCGCCCTGAATCAGGGCATAATACACAGCAGAACTACAGTCGTATGAGTTAGGCCCCCAACGCTGTTCCATACTGTAGGTTACCCGCCCGGCGCGTGCTTCCATCCACGCAATAGCGTTATCTATTCGTGACAATGCTTCTCCTTATCCAAAGGTACTTTGTGAGAGTCCGAATCCCACAGAAATTCACGGATATACTCACCCAAATCAGCGGGCATATCCGGCGGCGGCGGCGGCGCACCCATATCAATATGAGCGTTAAGGCGCGTGATATGCGCCGCCGCCAACGACACAGCGAGACGTGAACGGTCTTGCATCAAATAAGACCGTTCGCGCGCGTCTCGTAAATCTTTTTCCATAGACACTAGCGACTCTTGTTGTAAATTCAGTCTCTCGTTGAGAAGGTGAATCAGTTCACGGTTCGTTTCGTGCTTATGGCTATCGCGGTCTTTCAACCAACCCGCGATACTAGGTATGACCGCGCCGGTCAAAACACCAAGAAACCCCCACAACTCGGGGGGGAAACTAGAAAAAATCACCCCATCATCTTTCTACCTAAGCTGAGTGAAAATACATGCATCACATGGTGAAGAACCCCACGATGTTCAAGATATACCGCCCCGGCGCGCGTATGCCGTCAGTTACAAACCGACGGTCGTTAGCCTCAACCCATATGCCGCCCCCGCCGGGGGTGGACGTTTGGGCTTCCACGAGTGAAATAGATTTTGGGCCGTTCTCGGGAATCTCAAACATAGGACCTGAAACCACTTTACCTGCAGGTACCGTGAAATCCAGGTGCACAATACCAATCCTGGTGTTCGGGTCGAAGGTCATGAAATGCCGCGCCGCCGCATCGGCTCCATCCTTTTTGACCTGCACCCCGCTAGAACGCTTCCACTCAAGTAGGTACGTGCGTACAGGCTCTTTATTTGCGGCACCGCCCCCGGCGGGTAGCGTAACCATACCCCCGCCGTGTGAAAGTGAGAGCTGATTACCTGCTAATGCGAGCGTCTGAGGTACGCCAACACCCGCAGGACCGGCTGGACCCCTTTCACCTGCAGGACCGGCTGGACCCCTTTCACCTGCAGGACCCCTTTCACCTGCAGGACCGGCTGGACCCCTCTCACCTGCAGGACCTGCAGGACCGGCTGGAACCCCCTCCCCCGCAGGGCCCGCCGGGCCCGCCG